GCGATACATTACTTCTAAAATCACCCTCGATAACTGGTCTTTGCATAGCCGCAAATACTTTGCCACCCAACACATGCACTCTTACATCATAATCTGTTTTGATGTATTCTTGTAATAGTAGGTCTGTATCTTCATCTTGTTTGTGAAGTATCTGAACGATACTATCCATTGATTTTTCAGACTCAATAAACAGAACGCCAACACCTTTTGAACCTCTTAGAGTTTTCATTATCACAGGAAACTTAGTGTCTAGGATGTCAAATGCTTTGACAGAGTTTTCGGGGTCTGTTATTAAAACAGTTTTAGGTTGTCTGATGCCATAGTCTGCAAGTTTAAGTGCAGTTCTATATTTGTCTGTGCAGATGTTGATTGTTTTACGACTGTTTGCAACGCAGACGCCGTGTTTTTCAAGTGTTGATACAATGTCTAACCAACTATCTTTTCTCACAACAGAACCACGAACAACAGCAATCGTATCACTACCTGATACTACAAAACCTTTTTCATCATCTTTGTTATGTAGTCTAAAGATACCATCATCAAATGATGTATACCCACCAGATAGTTTGTATAGATAATTCTTCCACCCAAGTTTCTCTGCCTCTTCCCTTAGTCGGTCAGCAGTATGAAATGTTTTTGCCTTTTCAGGCTCATCAGTAATAATCAGTAACTTGTACTTTTTATCACCCTTTGCTTCTGTAATGAAATCTCTAAACTTCGGAGCCTTCGTCATCTATTTTTTTACCTATATTGTATTTTGCTTGTAGGTCCCAATCGTTCTTATCTTTGAACGCCAGAACTTTAATCTGTGAAAGAGGTGCTTTGTTTTGAGCATTCTCTTTATTTAATATAGTAATTAAACCCCAATCACTCAATAACTGAGCAATAGTATTCCTTCTTTCAATGTCATTCTCTGAGAAGTTTGCAAACTTACCATCTAGTGCAAACAGTTCTTTAAAATGTACTATGAAATATCTTCCTTGTTTGTGTAGAATATGGCATGATTGGAATAACTTTTTGTCTTTCCTCGAGGCAACGCCAATTCTTGTTAGGGTTTCTCGAACCTTTAGAAAATCATCTGGTTCTTTTAATTGTACTTCGAGCATCTTTTCAGGATGCCAACTATTATCTAACTCATTCATTTTGTCCCACCTTTATATAATCTTTCTTTAATTAATTTCAATTGTTCTTTGGTGAGTATGTCAAGAGCAGACTTAGCCTTTTCATTACTATATCCATAATACTCTTTTACACACTCAATATCTTTAATCTTACCAGCCTTCAGAAATGGAGTAAACCTTTTCTTCTGTCTTATACTATTTAGTAGAAATTGAAATTGCATATCTCTATCAAGGAAGTGATTTCGATTCATTTCGTTGACGAGCATTACGGTGTCTTGAAAACCAGATAGGACTTTGTTGACCATAAACGCAGGGTACTTCTTCTCCCACATAGGGTCATCAGAATCCATCAGATTCTTTTTGGTGTGATTTATCGCAGGGAGATAATCTTTAAATAAATCGTACATATTATTCCTCGAATTCTATCCAACCATTAATCATAAATTTATCACCAGAAAGTGGTGGATTGCCTCTATGAGTATGTGTAAAACCAGAAGGACAAATTACTATGGTTCCCTTTTTAGGTTTTATTCTTAATGATTGATATAAAAATTCTGTTTCGCCGCCTGCTTCAACATCATTCAAATATAACATTACTAATAAAAGTCTTGAGCCACAGGTTCTTCCATCGTGTTCACAATGCCACACATGATATCCGCCAGTAGGTTCTGTTTTTTGTATTTTTATATCATCATAAAACCCATGTTTCACAATACTATCCAATATACCATATTTTTTAGCATATTCGTAATAGCATTCCCACGCCGAATCAACAAAATTCTGAATGTGTGGTCGCTTCTTATTAAAGAAAATAGAATTTGTCATATGTTTTTTATTGGCAAAAACTAATGAATTTTCTGCTTGCTGTTGGCCGTAACCTAAATCTCGCCTTGTTTTGGCATAATTTAATATTTTAGATTCTTCATAAACTGATATTATTTCATCACACACTTCATGTGAAACAGCATCATCAAAAATACCAATAAAATTGTCTATTGTAGTTTTCATTTGAATTTCACCTGCGACATCAGTTCAGTCAAACATGCCACTAGATTAATCTCTTGGTCTGCCACGAAAGCAGACTTGTATTGATAGTCAGCAATAATCAAAACAGCATGAGGTATTGTTGCAGGTTCAAGCGCAGTATACAAACTGTCATAGATTCTTCTAAAGATTTTAACTGGGTCGTTGTCAAGATTATTTACAACCCACTTTCGCATCTCACCAAACTCTTTGCCTTTGAGATGTGAAACCAAAGTCTTTAGATTCTCATCTGAAACATTTACAAGAACGCCAGCATCAATCGTGCCTGCAACAGAATATCTTTGCAGTTCATTGATAAGTTTTCTGAAGTCTGGAAAATGCTTCTTGATAAGTTCTGCAACAACAGGTTTTTCATAGTCAACACCTTGTTCTGTTAGAATGAATGTTGACCTCTCAAACAACTGAGCTGCAAGTTTAGGTTTATCTTTGTTGTTGATTCTAAACTCAATGTTTGAGAATCGACTGTGAAGTGGTTCAATGATTCGATTCTTAAAATTACAAGTTAGAATGAATCGACAGTTCTTGTGAAACTCCTCAACAAAACCTCTTAAAGCAGGTTGTGTTGATTGAGGATTAAGATAATCTGCCTCGTCTAGTATCACTACCTTTTTACCACCAGATAGCGATACAGTCGAAGCAAAGTTTTTGATTTTGTTTCTGAGAACATCAATGCCACCTTCTTCTGAACCGTTAATCATTATCCAATCACAGTTCATTTGCTCACACAATGCTTTCGCAACTGTGGTCTTGCCGACACCTGGTGTGCCAGAAAATAACATGTTTGATATTTCGCCCTTATCGATAAAGGACTGAAACAATGTTTTTAGAGATTGTGGTAGTATACAATCATCAATTGTTTTTGGTCGATACTCCTCGACCCATAAAAAGTCTGTACTCATAATTCACCTTGTTCATAATATAAAAAAATTTATGCATTGAAAACACTATCAGGTTCTAATGCAATCCAATATTCAATTGGCAGTTTTGTGTTTTTAAAGTGAGAGATAGACTTTGATGATACGCCGACATCATAATCGCCAGACATCATTTTAAGATTTTCTACTTTGAAATAGAAAGTGTAATCTGCTGTTGCATTTTCGCCAACAACAATATCAAAATTATTTGATGTATCATTTTTCTTATCACACACTCGCAATCTAACAAGACCACCTTTTTCACCAATAAGTGCAAGGTCAGGTGCCTTCAGAATTGCAGCCATCTTTTGCAGTTGTGCAAGATTAGATTCAGATAAACTGAATGTTACATCTGTTTCCGGCATGTTGACATCTTTCGTTGGTGCAACGATTACTGATGGGTCAGAGTAAAAGTATTTCGCTTTTGCAGTACTACCTTCAGCAGAGATTGTCATATGTTTATCGTTTAGTGTAAGTTCGGGTTTGTCTAAACTAGACACTACAGATAAGAATTCATTCAAATCATAGATGCCGAATTCACTATCAAATGATTCTTGAATAGTTGCCTTGGCAAAAATGTTTCGCATTGTAGAGATTGTATTCAGTTCACTACCTTCTTTGATTAATATGTTTGTATTAATCTCAGAAAAGTTTTTAAGAATATCGTGGGTTGTTTCATTTAATTTCATTATATAGTCCTTTTGTTTGAGTGATGTAATTATACACCACATTCATTATTTTGTCAAGCGATAGGCACCAGATAATCTGGCACCTATCTATTTTGCAATTAAGAGATTTTAATTGTACGAGGTTTTTTCTCCTCGGGAACTATCTTCTCTAAATCGACAATCAACATACCATCTTTTAGTTCAGCGCCATTGACAACCACTTCATCGGCCAGCGTGAAAGCCTTTTTGAATTGTCGTTTTGAAATGCCTCTGTGGACAGTTGTTGTATCATCTTCCTTTTCATCCTTTTCAAAAACAGATTTGATAGTCAATTGATTATCAGCATATTCAATGCCAATATCTTTCTTATTGAAACCAGCAAGTGCCATTTCAATAGTCCAATTGAAGTTATCAAGTTTTTTGATATTGTATGGTGGGAAGTTTGAGCCTTGAGTGTGCTTTAACTGTGTGTTAAAGTGGTCAAAGACATTATCGAAGCCCACTTGAAATGGGCGAAGGTCGTTCCATATAGATAAGGTATTTGTAGTTACCATATTTTTCTCCTTTTATTAAGCAAGTTTTAAAAAATGATACCTCACAATGAGCGTATCACTATTATTTATAAGGATAGTTTTTCGTGGAAGGAGAAACTATCCAAAACCTTTTCAATCGGTGTCATTGCGGATGACACTCTACCTCGATGATAGGGCTTACGAACTGCCTATCACTCCTATTTATACAACAAAAAGTCTTATCTGTTAGAATAAGCAAACTTTT